ATCGCAGTGGCGGCAAGCCTCGTGTTGGGCGTGGGCTTGATGTCAACCCAGGAGGCGGAAGTAGATACCTGGGGCATCGTGCCAGCCTCAACCATTTACCCCCAGGTTGAGGCTGACACGCCGCCAAACGCGCCACAAACGCTTCAGAGCGACGAATACGCCCTATGGACAGGGCCCGGGTGCCGCGAATGGGCTGATTTGGCCCTGCGTAGCGGCTTCGCATGGGATGACTTGTGGATTGCCCTGCAGGTTATGGAACTCGAATCGATGTGCCTACCGGGTGCCATTGGGGATAACGGCCAGTCATACGGTTTGATGCAGATCAACAGTTTCTGGTGCCAACCCAGCCGCTATTGGCCACGTGGCTACCTACAAACCAAAGGCCTGCTCGATGAGTGCCAAGAGCTCATGAACCCAGAGACAAACCTGTTTATCGCATGGCACATCGCAACGCATCACGGTTGGCATAACTGGACTACCTACAGGCGCATCAATGGCTGACGTACTCGCATTCATCGGCTTCGCTGGATACATCGTGGCAGCCATCGCGTATCTTGCCTACACGATGGAGGATAAGCAGCAGTGACAAGAATTGATCCGGGTGATGCCGCGTACCGCGCATGGCAACTAACCAAGAACGGTGAACGGATGCAGCAGTACGGCCATCCCTGGAACGACTATATGCAAGTCAAAGCACTGTTCAGGCAAGCCACAGGCATCGACCTAAGCGTTCAGCAGGCTGTGATGTTCATGGTGTGTGTCAAGATTGCTCGACTCATGAAATCACTTGATGCAGGCAAGATGCACGAGGATTCACTAATTGATGCCATCGGATATCTGAACTGCTTGCACATGATTGATGCCAAAGAAACCCTGTACGACGCGCCACCAGGGGCAATATGACCAGCCCACAGAAACGCAAAGGCCACGCAGCCGAACTAGCAGTAGTCAAATGGCTACGCGCCAAAGGCATCAAAGCTGACCGTATCCAAGCAGGTACACACGCCGACAAAGGCGACGTAACAGGCTGGCCCGGTGTCGTCATCGAGGTCAAAGACCGCAAAGCACACTCATGGCATGGCTACTTTGAGCAGCTGCGAACCCAGATCGTGAACGCTGACGCATACACAGGCGTAATCATCGCCAAGCGCCCCGGCCTGACCGATGTTGGTGAATGGATGGCAGTAATGCCAGTCACCGAATGGTTCCAACTAATGCAACTACTGGAGGACAAATGAGTTTCAACCTTGACAACTATGTTGACGTGCCAACCCGGCTACGCATGGCACTCGACAAACACCCGAACTTACGCATACAAGAATCGCAGCCAGTGTTCAGAGAAGTGAACGACAGGCTGTACATCGAGATTCGTTGCACCGTCTGGCGTGACCCAGACGACCAACTGCCAGTCATCGCCTACTGCTGGGAGCCATTCCCTGGCACCACGCCATACACACGCGACTCAGAGCAAATGAACGCAAGCACATCAGCGCTTGGCCGCGCACTGGGCATGATGGGATTCGGCATTGATCACAAGATGGCCAGCAAGCAAGAGGTATTGGCCCGGCAACAGCCCACAGTGACCGAGGAGAAAGCCACGTACCCAGATGGGGGCACAGTGCCAGACCCATTCACGGGCGAAGCCCAAGTAACCAACGTGGTCAAGTTCCGTGACCCGAAAGCCAAAGCGTCTGATAAACAGTTGGGCATGATTCGAGCCCTAGCACGTACAAAGGGCCTTGCGACAGGGCAAGGCGTAGTCGAGGGCGTGAGCAAGGTGCTGGGCCGCAAGATTACGAAACTGGATGAACTGACAAAGCCTGATGCCAGCAAGGTCATTGAGGCTTGGAAGGCCGCACCAGCAGACGAGGAACCCTTCTAGCAATCTGACAATTCAAGTACACCAATCGCATTGGTGCGTTCAGGCCGCGTGACCTGATGTGGGTGCAAATCCCGGTGGGCTCATCACCCATACTTCGCCCGTCAGACAGGCTGGGTAGACCATGTGACCAGATCAATCATGTGGCCAGTGGATTCGTGCTGAAACAACGAACGGCAGAGGGCCCTGGGCAATCCCTGCCTAGAGAGAGCTGCACTACACACACATACCACACACATACCGAAAACAAACCACCTAACCTAGAACACAGTGAGAGTCGATGATTAGCAGAAGTAGCAAGCGCGAAGCGCGCGCTAGGCCAAACGAAGTGCGGCAGCGGTAGCCCCCATGCCATCAGCAAAAAACAAGGCCGCCCGGTCAAACGCCGGGTGGGCTAAAACCCGGGCCGAACTCCTACGCGATAACCCGGTATGCCACTGGTGCAAAAAACGCAAAGCCACCGAGGCAGACCACATCATTGAAGTGGATCGAGGCGGCACCAACGATCTAGACAATCTGGTTCCAAGTTGCAAGCAATGCAACGCACGTCGAGGCGCGAACTACAAAGCCGCCAAGCAACGACGCACTCAAGCCGCACGACCCGGTGCCACGAAACAAAAACCGAAATCGCAACGAAAACCGAAATCCTTTTTTGTTTCCCATCAGTCGAAGCCCCCGCGCCCATCTCTTTCTTTATCCAAAGGGAAAGCGCTTGAGCGGAAAGGGAAAGGTCATGACTTGCCGCGCATTGAAACGATCGTGCCTGATGCGGTCGGAACGTTTGGGCCGAATGTTGCTGAGTGGTGCAAGCGGATTCTCAAGATTGATTTGATGCCCTGGCAGCGTCACGTACTTGATGGTCAGTTGGCGTTTGATGCGGATGGCAAGTTCATCAATCATGTGTCGTTGGTGAGTGTTGCCCGGCAGAACGGTAAGACCGTTGCGTTGAAGGCTCTGGTGGGCTGGTGGCTGACCGAGTATGCGTTGGAGGCTGGGCCGCAGACGATTCTGACTACTGCGCACCGACTCGATTTAGCGACTTCTCTGTTTCAGGATTTAGCGCCAACTATCGAAGCCAATTTCGGTGTCAAAGCAGTGTGGGCTTACGGCCGCAACAGTCTGACTGTTGGTGAGTCGCGTTGGTATGTGAAAGCGGCCCGGCCATCTAGCGGTCACGGTATGAGCTGCGACCTGATCGTTGCAGACGAAGTATTCGGCATTGATTCCGAGACACTCGATATCGGGCTCCTGCCTACGCAACGCGCCAGGGCTAATCCGCTGTGCTCGATGTGGTCAACGGCAGGCACCGAGGATTCGATTGCCATGTTGCGTTGGCGTGAGCAAGGCATCAGGGCTATTGACGAGAAAAAACCTGGTGGCCTGTACCTGGCTGAGTATTCGCCGCCACCTGATCTTGATCCGATGAGCGCAGCCGCGTGGGAGTACGCCAACCCAGCGCTCGGCCACACGCTGGATATTCGCACCATTGAGCAGGAAGCCAAAGGCCCGAACCGGGCTGGGTTCCTGCGTTCTAGCGTGAACCTATGGGTACAAAGCGAACTGTCTTGGCTGCAGCCTGGGCGCTGGGAGTCATTGCTTACCGAATCGCGGCCCGTACTAGGCGGAGTGTTGGCTTGCGAAGTCTCGATCGACGATGGCCGATACGTGGCGGTCAGAGTGAACGCCAATACTGCTGGGATTCTGACTGCGACTGTCGCATTCATGTGCGAAACCGTAACACAGGTATGGGATAACGTGCGTCAACAATTGCGTGACAATCCAGGGCTCACGCTGGCGATAACGCCCACGCTCGACACGAACTGTCCGACTGATCTACAGCGCAAGCGCCTAATCGTCGGCTATCAGGAGATTGGCCGCTTTACTCAACTTGTCCGGCAGCTAATCAACGAGGGCCGCGTCAATCACACCGGCGAAACGATGCTGGCTGAACACATCGGCCGCGCAGTAGCAGTCAAAACACCTAGCGGCCTTGCGTTGTCATCCACAAAGTCGAGTGGGCCGATTGAGTTGGCCCGCTGTCTCGTGTGGGCTGTTGGCTTGATGAGCAGACCGCGACCGATGGTGAACAGGCCACAGATTGCATCGAGCGCCTAGACTGACTGCACGATGGCTATTTTCTCCCTAAAGCGCGCTGTACCTAACACTCCTAACGCCCAGGTGGGTGCTGCTGGCGCTGCTGGCAACCCATTCGTCGGCAACTTCATGACGTACACGGCCGGATTTGACCGTCAGGCCGCCATCCAGATTCCGACTATCAGCCGTTCACGCGATCTCATTTGCGGCATGATTGGATGCTTACCGATTCGTCAATACTCAAAACAGTGGATGGATGACGAGTACGAGGATATTGAAATGCCTGATGACACTTGGTTTCATCAGCCAGACCCGAACGTCACCAGGGCATTCATCATGTCATGGACAGTCGATGACCTGATTTTCTACGGCCGCGCATTCTGGGTCATTACCAGCCGATTCGGCAACGGATTCCCAGCCACCTTCACATGGATTCCGGCAGCCGATGTGCAGACACGTGATCAGGGCGGCCCACTGTGGTTCGGCCCCAGCAAAGAGGTGTACTTCAACGGCAACAAACTGATTCCAAATGACGTGGTGCAATTCATCAGCCCGATTCAAGGCTTGTTGTCAAGCGGTGCCAGGGCGATTCGTACCAACCTGAACCTTGATACGAGCGCTGAGCGCTTTGCGCGCAACCAGACACCAGCGGGCGTACTCAAGCAAACCGAAGGCGAGCCGTTGAGCGCTGAGGAATTGA